GCGCATCGTCAATCGGCCAGCGAAATCCTGAAGACTCTCTAAATGTCAGGAGCAATCATGCAAGTTGTCGTCCTGCTCGTCAAGGATCACATTCAGTACAAGTGTCCTGCTTGCGGCTGGCATGATCTGCCTGTGAAGGTGAACGTAAAAGAAAACAGATCATGGGAATGGAACGGCGATCTTGAAAAGCCGACGATCACTCCTTCAGTGAGGCACTTTCACAACGGCATGCCAGAAGAAGGTATCAAGCCTTTTTGCTGCCACTACTACATCAGAAATGGCGTCTTTGAGTTCCTAGCTGATTGCACTCACGACAAGGCCGGGCAGACTCTTCCCATGACACCGTACACAGATGCGGAAGTTAAACTTCATACACTCGAAACGAAATAAGGGAAAGCCATGAATCAATTACCAATGAATCCTGGCAACGACATGACGGATGTTCGCATCAAGTCGGGACTATTCGGCGGCATGGGCGGCATTGGCCGACAGATGGGCCGGGTGATGTATCGAACTGGCCAGTTCCTTGGCGTCATGCCTTGGGAGACGCCGAGACGTTCACAGATCGGGGTCGATCCTCTCGGTGAAGAGTTCATGCTGAATGAGGATCAGCAAGCTAAAGCTCGATTGATGGGTCAGAAAATCTATCACGAGTTTGTTGCTGGTCGTTTCAGCTTCTTGTCGAACGATGATGGCAAGAGCAACGAAACGCCTCAGATGCGTGAAGAATACTGGAAGTTTGCAGTCACTGAGCCAGCGCTTGATGCTGCTCTGTGGACAAAGATTACCGCAGTTATCGCCAATGAACTGATCATTAAGCCATCATCGAAGTCAGGCTTTGATCGATACATTGCCGATTGGGTACGGGACTGCATTATCAGATGCAAGGGCGGCTTGCGCAACATCGGTGAGCAGATACTCTATCATGGTCAAGTGTATGGCAACGTGTTGTGTGAACCGAAATGGAAACACGAGCATCGGCAAGTCCACTCGACTATGTTCCCTTATGGCTTCTGGACGCTGAAGGATTTCGTGGCGAAGCCACCCGGCGACTACAAGCTGGAAATCGATGGCTTCAGAAACATCACTGGCGTCTGGTCGTCGAAAACTGCTGAGTGGTTCGATCCTACTTACTTCGTTTATTGGGCTCACAAGCCGATCTATGGCAACATGGCTGGCACGTCGGGCGTTCGTAGTGTCAGACGAGCATGCACTCTTCTAAAGCTGGCTCACAACTATCGAGGCATCTACCTTGAGCAGTTCGGCTTGCCGATGATCAAGGCGACTTACCCCCAGAACGATGACGACTCTCAGCGCATCGCAAGAGCAGCTATTCAACACGCTCGATCACTCGGCTACATCTTGATACCAGAAGGTGTTGACGTTGAGGCGTTGACACTGGCCCAGCGTGGCGAGTCTGACTATCAGGATGCTATCGACGATTACCGAAAAGAAATCTTCCTTGGGCAGACAGGATCGTACCTGTATGCGATGGAAGGAAGCGTAGGCCATGCTGCTGGCAACTCAGAGACTCATCGAAGCACTCTCGATCTGTGGGTGGCGTATCTCAGCAAGATCATTGAAGAGATTCTAAATGATCAGATTATTCCTTGGCTGATCACTCTGAATATATACAACGCTGATCCACCACGAGCTATGATCGGTGGCGTCAACGATGAAGACTTGAAAGCCTCTCTTGAGGTTGACGACAAGCTCATCAGTTGGGGCGTTGAGCTTGATGAAGACGAGCTACGGGAACGCTATCACCGATCAGCACCGAAGAATGGCAAGGGCATCGGTGGCGTAAATCGTTTGATGCTTGGGATGAACAACGGCATGGGGGCAGGCAATGCACAAGGCAACCCGTTCGCTGGGCAAGGCGCTTCATTCCCGTTGCAGAATCAGGGGCAAGCCTCGAATAACAATACACCGCCGCAAAGCAATGATCAGCCAGCAAAGTTCTCAGCAGATGATGACGACTTTGCACAGCAGCAAAACTACACTTGCGGAACGGCATCACTTCGATTCGCCATGAATCATTTCGGCGTCACACCGCCTGAAGAAAGTGTGCTGTCGCTGTTGCTCGGCACGACACCAACGCAAGGAACAAATGCGGCGTCAATCGTGAGACTGGCAAAGCAGAACGGTCTAGAAGCTGATGGCCAGTCGAACATGACAATGATTGAAATGTCCGAACGCCTGAAAGATGGAGCAATCGTGCTTGCTCCCATTCAGAAGTTTGGTTCACCTGAAGAGAAAGCGAAGAATCAGACTGGTCACTGGATCGCTGTAACTCGTCTTGATGGTTCAAGCGGCATGCTTGAATACTTCGATCCAGTTCTGGGCAGTGACAAGCCCTGCTGGGAGTCGTTGCAGACGTTCGCTTCCAACTGGCATGATCGAGATGGCGACGGGAAGATGTTGCCCAGGTATGCGATCACGATCAGCGAACCAAAAAAAAAAATGACATTCAGCACAGATGATCTGCAACTTGGATACATCTCGATTCCGCTGCCTGAGTTCGCTGAGACAATTCAGAAGGTGCAAAGCGCGATCGATCCTGCTGACTTGATCAAGACTGAGGACGATCCTCATATCACTTTGCTTTATGGTTGCGGTGCTGACAGCTTCGATAACAGCGTGAAGCTCTGCGCTGGCATTGCACCAATCAAGATGACTTTCGGCGGCACGTTCACACTGTCGCCTAAAGATGCGGACTATGACGTTCTGGCGTTCAAAGTCTATGGTGATGCCCTTGAGAAAGCCAACTACAGTCTCGCCAGCGGGTTAGAAGTCAAGCAGGACTATGATACCTACCAGCCCCACGTCACGATAGGGCGACTCAAACAAGGGGCAGGGCCGAAATATGCTTCACCGTCATTTGCGGGCTTCTCCGCATTGCTGGGCGATTCCAAAGTGGTTGAGGCTGCTCAGTTCAAGATAAAGGGCGGTGAAGCGTTCAGCCTCCCTTTTGCGGCTGTGTCTGATCTGCCCGTTCTGAAGTTCTCAGACGAGCCAGCAAGCGATGAAGTCGCCAAGCCGGGTAAAGATGGCGACAAGGCAGATAAGCTGCTACAGAACGTCAAGGAAGACGGTACAGCGATTCTGGCTCGACTTTGCAAAATGGCCTATCGCCGCATGCTCGACAATGGGCTTGGCGGTAGTCAGCTATTCACGATGCAAGAGAGGAATGAACTCACTGAAGCATTCTTGGGATGTGTGATCAATGCCAATCTGCTCGGTCGATCAGCCACAATCAGTAAGTTCCTGAGAGACCAAGATGAGTCGAGAGTTGATCGATTCGCTGATGAGACGCCATTCGATGCGTTCTCATCTGCTCTTGACCCGTTGCGCCCTGAGTTAGCGATTGACTATTTCAAGAATCTGTTCCCGATGATCGGCGTTGATCCAGTGGCGTACATTCCGCAGATGAGGCGATATGCCTTCACGTTGGCGGTTGCAACCGAGACAACTCTTCTTGGTAAGGTTCACGATCTACTGACTGATGCACTACACGAAGGAACGCTTGACACTCAATTCAAGATCGATGATCTGCTAAAGAAGACTGGCGTGGCTCCTGAAAACCCGCAGTACAGTGAAATGGTTTTCAGGACGAACATGATGGACGCCTACACGACTGGCACGACAGATCAGGCAAAAGACCCGACCATTGCCGAAGCGTACCCGGTGTGGCGATACGATGGCATCGACGACGAACGCGCTGGGAAAGATCATCGCCCCAAGTTCGGGAAGTATTATCCATCGTCAGCAGAGTTTGCTGATGTTCGTGGTGATCGTCCTTATAACTGTGTTCTCCCTGGGCAGATGACACAGGGAAGAATCAATGGGGCATTAAAAGCCCACTATTCTGGCGAAGCGGTCGAGATTTATAGTGACAGTGGTGATATTATTTCCCTGACCGTCAACCATCCCGTATTGACCGATAGAGGCTTTATTCGTGCTGGCGAAGTGAAGGAAGGAGATTATCTTGTCAGCTATTCCGGGGAACATCAAATCCCTGTTCTTGGTGAAGACTATCAATACTTTCCAACCTTGATCGAAGATGTATTTGAGACGATTAGTGTAGTTAAAGGTAGGTCGGCTAGGGCTTCTGCCCCAGTTTCCCTTTTCAAGCTCTATGGCGATGAGTTGTTCCTTGAAAGCAAGATCGACGTTGTAGGCTCCTATCGGGAATTGCTGTTCAATGGTGTGCCCCATGATTCTGAGCGTGTTCGCAACTCTATCCTCTCTGGGGCTACGGTGAAGCTGCATGGCATACCACGAAGCAGCACGCTTCAATTTAACAGCCATGCTGTCAGTCATCCCTCTTCTAGCGGCGTGGGCCTTAGCGACTTGCTTGGCTCTGATGCGTTTGCTCATCAAACTCCATTTAGTCTTTTCTGCTTCGGATCGGCCTCGCACCTTTATTCCCAATTTGACGAATTGCTTTCTAAGACAACTTCTGTCGATGTTCAGTTTGTCGGCAAGAGCCTTCATGGAGGCACCGGCAAGGTAGCGTTTAGCAAGGCGAGAAAGATTAGGAATTTCCATTACGATGGTCCTGTGTTTGATTGCTCAACTGATGTTGGATATTTTATAGTAAATAACATCTTCATTTCAAATTGCCGCTGCTGTCCTACGATGATCTACAAGACAACATGGCAACAGTTGCAGGATCAAGGTAAGAGCGTAGAGACAAGCTGGTAGCTGGTCATTGCCCAGAGTGTTCCTACTATGAAGACAACGCAACATGGCCCGGAGTTGCTGAAACGTGTCGAGGTAAGTTGGTAGCTTGGAGGCAAATGATGCAAGCCTTACCGCCCCCGGACAATGATACATTCACCACTCTCTTGAGGGCATTAACTGCTGGTGTGCTGGGCATGATAGGTGCGAGCTTCTCTTCCTTAGATCGAGCAGTGAAGGGGAAAGAAATGTTCTGGCACCTGGGCTTGTCACTGTTTCTCTCTGGACTTACTTTTTGCACGTTGGTATCTATCTGGCCAGGTATTTATTGGATCGTGTGGCTTCTTCCTTCGTTCGTGATCGGCTTCTGTGTCTACGGCATTGCAGTTGCATTGAAAAAAAACAGCAAGTCTGCCGAAGACTTCGACGTTACTAAAGTCATCAAAAAGAAAACAGGCATAGAAGGAGATTAGGTCATGTTCGTGATTCTCTGGGTGCTTGACAACATTGGAACCGCGCTCACAGTTGCAGCGGCTTTAGTAATCTTTGCGGTCGTTTGCGTACCGATGAGTCACCGACCTATAATTGAAAGAGTGTTCGGATTGTTCATCGGAATTTCGACGATGGGATCAGCACTTGATCGTTTTGCGCAGGTCATGGCTCAATATGACGTAGATGGTAGCGTTCGTTGCGTGGCTATGCTCATCTTCGATATTTCAAAAATGGGCATCGTGATTACAGGCGGCATGTTGCTCTATCGGTATATCGTGATGAAGAGAATGAACTGCGCTAGTGCTGATCGTTATGTGAAAAAATTGTCTGATCAAAAGACTCCATTTTTTGCGGTGTCTCATTAAGCTACGAATCGTGCCAGTGGTAAAACGCTGGCACGAATTATGAAAGGTAGAAGTTGATGCGAACTATTACGCAGTCAATTGTGCGCAGGAGAGCGCAAAGTGCGATTCTAGGTCAACGTGGCTCCCTCACGCCGCCATTCTATGCCGGTGCTGTTTCAATCGCACCGCCACTGTCGTCAAGGTATCTTGCCTACCACGAAGGCTCCCTGGGCGTTCTCGATGGTAGCGGCAACCCGCAAACTACTGCGTTCGGCATCGTCGGCACATGGCAGGACCAGAGCGTCAACGGCAACCATCGCGTTCAGTCCAACAATGCTCTCCGCCCATTTGCCCGTACAGCCAGCACGCCTGGACTCAAAGTCGTACCAGCAGTCTACCCGTTCACAGATAACGCTAGAGCGCTTCCTTGTTCGACAATCATCATCGACAAACGAAACACGTCGTTCTATGCCATCGTCGACACCGATTATCAAGTTGCCTTCAATAATGCAGAATCAAGGGTACTTTGGTCAAGCAGTGCTGGCACGTTGCAATATGATTTAGCATCCTTGAGCTTTGGAAGGCTTCAATGGGTAGATGCCGGGGGAACGCACGATACTGGACTACGACTCTCGGCAGGATGGAATCTCGTTGGGGTGCAACTACTTGCAACAGCGGTCGTGGTCTGGGTCAACGATCAAAGCGTTTCTTATGCTGCTCTCAGTGCCGGCACGGTCACAGGCGACATACTGTTTAACAATGCTGGCGGGGTATCAAGTTGGAAGGGAAGTTGCCCGGTGGCTGTTCTGCACACTCCCGCCATTACTGCTGGCGAAAAGTCTTCCTTGATTGATCCGTGGGCCAGAAGCCGAAGAGTGAATTACACGACATCAACCACCCCGCTCTTGATCGGTTTCGGCAACTCGCTGGCTTCTGGATTATCCGCAAAAGATTGGCAGGGCTACCTCTGGCAGTGCGATTACGGCGACGCGCTTTACCACAATGTTGCATTTGCCGGCAAGCAGTGGACTGATGCGAACGATCCACTGAATCTAAATGGCGTCAATCTTAATGACATTAACAGGCTTGGCATCTGTCTCGGTGATCTTGGGACAAATGATATATATTTAGGAGTCCCGGCAGCCACAGCGTTCGCCAATCGTTCTACTGTGATTGCCAGATTGCGTGCTGCTGGTCTGTTTTTCATTGAGCTATTACTCACCCCTTCTTTGGGGATTGTGAATGCAGGGCATGAGGCAGAGAGACTTGCCTATAATGCGTTGGTGCTGGCGGAAACTGATAGGGTTCACAGTAACTATAAGATCGGCATTCCAGCTAATCTTGCTGACTATAGCAACCTTGATTATTACACTGTTGATGGTGTGCATTACACCAGGCTGGGGCATGCTCAGTATCCGCCTGAGTTCCAGTCTGCATTGAATTCAGTGCTTGCGTTGAGAAGCCAGGTCAGTACGCTGCAAGCTAAGTATTATTTCAATGGCGATTATTCTGACAGCACCATTTACACCAGAGACTTGACAGTCATCACAGGAAGTCCGTCTTTCAGTGCTGGGATTGGCGGACAACAGCGACTCACTCTCGTCAAGGCATCCAGTCAAAGCGTCTCCCACATTGTTGCCAGTAGTGGAAACAATCCGGGTGTCTTTGACTGGTATCCAATGACGATTGCGTTTTGGTTGACTACGACCAATTCAACAAGTGGTACGATCATAGCCAACAGTGACAATGCCGGCGTTGGCTTCAATTGCTATCTCGATACGCATGGCCAGATTCATTTCGACTTGGTTCGGCAAGCAGCGGCA